CCCTAAAGAGCAAATGGAAGCCGGTAGAAAAACAGTGTCCGATTACTGCCGAGAAAAAGGAATCTATCATTCAATAGGCGGTTTCGAGAGCCGCCCCTACCCCGAACTAAACTTGAACCTTTACATGAACGATAAATTCTTCGGGAACCACGCGATTATTTTCCAAGAGCTTTTGATTGACGTTATTAAGCAGTTTGGCAATGAAGAAAGCGTTATTGAATTGACTTTCGATGATTTCTGCTGGTTCTACCAAAAGCAGATTGAGTATTTTGACGGCTGCATTATGAAGGACACCGATTACTCATTGGGAAGCATAAGGCATCCTTTTAAGTTCGCTAAGAAAAGATTTGACTTCGCTTATTTCTTAAAGAATTTGTGGAACCAGAAGAAACTTCACTTTAATTTTGACTGGTATTCAGATAAATTCGACAGCGAAGGAAACCTTGTCTATTTCAGGCATGAAGGCGGGTTTATGAAAAATATTAATAAGCGGTAAATATTGTTTAGTTTTTCCATGAAGGTACAATTCAACTATCTTTTATTAAGGAGTATGTTATGGAAAACACAAACAAGAAGACCGCAATATGCAGGGTAGGCACGGGCAATGAAGGCAAGGCGTGGAAGGCGGCAATGCACGAAGCTATTACCAGCGGTTACAAACGGAGCTAAACCCTGAAAGTCCCTTTAGACAGCATAAAGCCTTCCCCCTATAACCCCAAAGAGCCGTTTACCAAAAAGCAGTACGAAGCCTTAAAGAGGCACGTAGATAAACACGGCTTTCTGAGGGATTTATTGATCTGTAATAATTTCGATACCGGGGAAGGCTTTTACTGTCTGGACGGAAACACCGCCATTAACTTATTGAGGGACATAGGCAGAACTGAAGCCGATTGCAGGCTGGTGGAGAGCGTGACCGATTACGATTCTTTGGTCGAATTCATCACGGGATACGCCATAAGCAAAAAGCCTATAGTTTCCGAGATTTACAAGGCTATCGGTGAGAGAATGAGCGAGCTTTACGGCAAGGAAACAACATTTTACAAGGACAAAATAGCCGAGAACGTGCAAAAAATAAGGGAGAACATCGACAAAGCTTCAGAAAATGTAAAGCAAACGCAGTATTTCCTTACCTTACCCCCCGACTGCGTACAAAAACTAAAGGGGTTTGTCAAAACTAAATCTTTTAAGTCAAACAAGACCGAAGCGATTGTTGAAAAGATAGATTCTATGAACGAACAGCAATTTTTAGAGAACTTATTCCAGATTATTTTATAGGGGAGAAATATGGTTATTAATGAAACCTATGTTAAAGATGACTTAATCGCAAGAATGTCATTTGTTCAACCATCGACACGCCGTGGAGACGGCACTCTGATAACAGAAACATTGTCTTATGCCGACATATTCACAACAAGCGATTCGCAAATACAGGTGAAATGTACGAAAGAAGAATACATTGAAGTATTAAAACAACTAGCTAGTATTAATGGGGCATAAAAATGGCGCACGCTGGCGGTAGACCCACTTTATACGATGAAAGCCTATGTGAGAAAGCCCTTGAGTTATTCTCAAAAGGGCTGTCCATTATTCAAGTGGCGGCTGAATTTAACGTGAGCAGGGATACGATTTACGAATGGGCGAAAGTACACCCGGAGTTTTCCGACACTCTGAGTACGGGGATAGCGAAAGCCGAGGCGTTTTGGGAGACTATTCTACAGGGCGGGGCTTCCGGCGCGAATGAACAACCCGTCAACCAAGGCTTGTTATCCCTTATTATGAAGTGCCGTTACCACTGGACGGAAACAAAAGACATTAACCTGAACGCCGCTGTGGACGACGTTACAAACCTTACCCCTGAAGAGCGCAAAAAAAGAATAGCCGAACTAATGCAAAAAGCAGATGTACAATCCTGATTTATTGACAGAATCCGAACAGCTTGAATATCTTGAACTTGTAATTCAAGACAATCTGGAAAAAGTCTCCCCGAAAATGGAGCGTTTTGGGGAGGATTGGCGAATAAAGATAGCGCATGGCGGTCGGGGCGCGGGGGCAAAAAGCTGGAGCGTCGCCTCCCTGCTCATACAAAAAGCGCATAGAAACCCCTTGAGAATCTGCTGTTTTCGTGAAGTCCAAAAATCCCTTGAGGAATCCTCTTACAGGCTTATGGTGGACACTATAAGCCGATTAACTTACCCGAACTGGAAAATTACGAGGGAATATCTTGAATCCCCGGCAGGTTCCCATATTATCTTTAGGGGGCTTGCCGACATGAGGGCGGCGGATCAGATGAAGTCCCTAGAAGGATATGACATTTTCTGGCTGGAAGAGGCCTCGGCGATTTCAAAAGAATCATTGACGGTACTCTTACCCACCTTGAGAAAGCCCGGTTCTGAGCTATGGGCAACGCTTAACAGGGAAGCCGAGAAAGACCCGATAATCGCCGAGTATTGGGATTCCGACAGAACCGACGTTTTAAGGATTGAGCTTGAACAGGGGAAGATAGACAACCCGTGGTTTCCCGACGTTCTACAAACAGAAATGGAAGCCGCCTACAGGAACAATCCCGATGAAGCCTTGCATATCTGGGGCGGGCAGCCGAGGGCGCAGGGCGATAATTCGGTGCTTTCTAGGGTGCTTGTAAGGCAGGCTATGGAGCGGAAAGCCGTTGAGACCGATCCCGATGAGATAGGCGTTGACGTGGCGAGGTTCGGGGACGATAACACGGAGATGTACCGAAGGAAGGGGGCTAAAACTATAGCCCACCAGTCCTACTCAAAAAAAGACACCGTATTTGTGGCTAACGCCGCTTGGGATATGGCTGAGAAAAGAAGGGACGTGGTAATCAAGGTTGACGATACCGGGGTAGGCGGCGGGGTAACCGACAACCTCAGAAAACTAGGCGCAAACGTGGTTCCCGTGAATTTCGGCGGCGTTCCCAGAAACACTAAAAAGTATACCAGCGTGGCGGATGAGATGTGGTTTGAATTTCCCGTGAATGAGATAGAGATACCAGATGATCCCCGGCTCATGGAAGAATTATCAGGCAGAAAATACGACTATGACAAAATCGGGCGTAAAAAAGTGGAAGCTAAAAAAGACTTTAAGAAAAGGTATGGCAGATCGCCGGACAAGGCGGACGCTTTACTGCTGGCTTTTTACAAGGACTTCAAGCACGGGAGCGGGGTAACAACGGTGCAATTAAGGATTTAATGGAAAATGAAACAATGCCCTAAATGCCTATGGAGAGCCTATTGCTACACCGAGCCGATGTGCGACAAGGCAAGGCAAATTTTACATGATACCGACATTGCCAATGAGATATTTGAACAATATAAAGACAAGCCCTGTTTATATTTTATTGACCGCAATCAAAAAGGAACCACTTATACAACCATCGAGGAGGGGCAGGACAGCTATTTTGATGACTTAATAAAAGAGTACAAAGAGTTGGGCTGTTCAAAAAGAGTGTATGTGTTGCGGCATTATAAAAAGCCAAAAGTAGTATTACTTGAAACAAAAAGTGAATAAATATTGTTTAATTCCCATAATACTCTACTCTGTCCTTATGAGTATAGAATCTACAAATCCAGTATACACGGAAAGCCTGCCGTTATGGTCTTTAGTTGAAGATTGCATTAACGGGCAAATGGCGGTAAAAAACAAGGGCGATGTCTACTTGCCCCGACCGAGCGGAATGGACGATCAGGCTTATAAAAGCTATTTAGCGAGGGCGGTTTTTACGATGTTCGCGTCAAGAGCCGCCGAGGGTCTTTACGGGCAGATATTCTCAAAGCTCCCTGAAAAACAAGGCGAGATACCGCAAGCCTTTGAAGACTTTTTAGCCAACGTAGACAAATCAGGGACGAGCGTAGACCAGTTCGCCTCCGACCTCGTATGGGCGAGCCTCCAGAAGCCGTGGGGCGGCATACTGGTTGACCATTCCCCCGTACCCGCAGGAATAAGCCAAGCCGAGAAAGAAAAGCAGGGCTTGACTTCATTCCTCCGCTGGTACTCCGCCGAAAGCGTTGACAACTGGCGTTATGAGACAATTAATGATCAAATGACTTTGGTATTGGTTAAACTTAAAGAGGTTTACCATGTCATTGAAGATGACAAATTCAACCCTGTTCAAAAAGTGCGCTACAGGGTATTAGAACTTGTTGACGGTCAAACGCTTTTGCTTTCTGGAATGGTTTATACGCAAGAAATATGGGAAAAAGTAAAAGATAAAGAAGAATGGGCGATAACCGAGACTTACATCCCCGAACTGGACGGCAAGCCGCTGGACTTCATTCCCTTTTTCACCTGCCCCGCGAAAGAGCCTGAAAAATCAATGCTTCTTCCTTCAGCCTACCTGAATATCGGACACTACCAGATGACCGCCGACTATAACCATAATTTACACCTAACAGGAACGCCCACGCCAGTCGGGGTAAACATAGAACCCCTGTTGGATAAAGACGGAAACCCGCTGCCTATAGGATTGGGCGCGACCCGTATCATACTGCTTAATAATTCCACCGACAAAAAGCCCGAACTGTTTTTCCTTGAGCCTTCAGGAACTGGCGCTAACAATATCCGCAATGGGCTGGAGAGCTACGAAAAAAACCT